TAGCAGCAACAACCACGAGAAACATCTCCTCTCTGGACGTTAACCGAAAATATACAGTGTGGCTAGTTCTTTCAAAAGCTTAGTTGCAGATTTTTTTGTTCCGGTTATTGTCCTTCTGTTTGCCCTTACGGCCGTATCCTACGCGTTGAGTGCCCGATTCTACTTGTAAGAGATAGAATCTTATTGGAGGCGACCCTGGTTCGAGTCGGCGAGAGCCGCACACTTAGCCATGACCACCACATTGAGGATAGCCTCCCCTGTAGTGAATGGCAACTTGGAGGTCGGGCTCGCTGTAGGCCTGGACTCAGGTCTCCCTGAGAGCGAACACCTCCCAATTTTGAGGGAGAAGTCCCTTACAGAAGCTCTTCAGAATGTGGTCAATTGGCTGGCGACGCAGTTCCCAGCCTCTTCCCTCACAGAGTTCCGCCTGCAGTATGCGGGGGCCTATGCTATCATGGCCAGTGGCCTGCTGTGCACCCGGAATTCAGGAGGGAACGATGTCCCAGATGGCGACTGGGCATACACTAGCACTGCCACTGCACCCCCTGCAAACGCAAGCCAAGCCATCAAAGATGCCGTGGTGAACCCTCTTTCAAGCGTCGAGGTAGCAGACGTCCTAATAGGGATACTGTCGACTAAGGTCAATTGGTGGCAAACTAACCACCACACTGGACAGGGGAAAATTCAGGGTTATGCTGCAAAGGTTCTCACTGCCAAATGGCCCAACCAAAGCCAGGCGACAATGACAACTTTGTTCCATAGAATGGGACATTGGACTAGCACGATAGCAGTTCTGCGCTTGGCCGGCATTGGCAGCCTCAAGGCAACCACGACAGTCTTCACCCCAAGCATCACCCCCATACTGAGCTCAGACGTGAAGCTGCGATTTGACTCAGCCCCAGCTGGAACCCACAAGACCGCTGTCGCAAAAGCTGGCGCCGCCAGGCTCGTCAGAAGCGCAGCTGCAGTTTTCTGCCCAGGTATCTCTGAGTTCGGTGTACTAGTGGGCAAGATGAGGGCGGTCATGGCCGACCCTGCACGCCACCACATAGGCGCAGCCTACCTGACTGGGGAACGAGGTGCTGACTTTGCAGACTCAGAGGCCGAGGCCTTTCTCGGCAGGATCGGGTCCTTCCTCCGAACATTTGCTCCCAAAAGCACTCTGTGCCAGTCTCCGCACCTAGAAGCCGGCAGGGTGTCAAGTTACCAGGACTATGATGCCGATTTCGACAACTCGTGCAAAAACATGAAGACCCAACAGATCAGGCCAGAGGTAGTTCAGAGGGCAATGGAGAGAGCGGCCCATGGGGGAAACACCGATGAAGAATTAGGCGAAATCAGACAGGTTTTCGCCACGGGGGGCAGGGACTAAATGGAACTGGAATGCGGGTTCCTCCCCCTTCTGGCAGTAAGGCCTTGGCCAGGACGCATTCTATGGTGACACGCAGCCAGTTAAGGCGAGACGATTGAATTGACATAGGGGGGGCAGCCAAACCACGTAAAAAAACAAAATTTAGTCAAAATTATTACCCCCTTCTCTTTTTGAATTCCAAATGATTTCATTTGTGTATTCGTGGTTAAGTCGAGACGATTGAATTGAC